AAAAGTTGATTGTATCAGCAGTTTCAAAATCTATTTTTGTTTGGTCATCTTCACCAATTTTAACATCAGTAGCTAAAATAGATGTAATGCCTGTTTGTGCAGCATCTACTGCAAAATCAATATTATCGTTTGTTGTATCATAAGTAACTGTAATACCGCTTTCACTATTACTAGATAACATATTAGTACCAACAGTATCTCTAATAAAAGTTGCTAAAGCTGTTCCATCTACAGTAATTGCGTCTGCTTCAAGAGTACCATCAATATCAGCATCTCCGCTAACATCTAAAGAGCCTGCATCTAATTCTCCTGTAAGAGTAATATTTCTAAAACTTGCTACATCTTTATTAGAATCAACAGTAACTGTTTTACTTGCTACAACAGTACCAACTGCTGCTCCTGTATCATTATAATTTAATTCGGCTGCTGTTGAAGATACATTAGTACCTCCAATATCAAGAGTAGTTACAGATATTTCTCCTGCTACTGTCGCAACTCCGTCTGCTAGTGTAATTAAATCAGTATCATCAGTATGCCCTATTGTTGTCCCATTAACAATTACATTATCTACAGTAAGTGTTGTTAATGTTCCAAGAGAAGTAATATTTGATTGTGCTGCACCTGTTACTGTAGCTGCTGTACCAGAAGCATTACCTGTTACATTACCTGTTAAAGGTCCTGCAAAAGCATCTGCTGTTACTGTGCCATCGAAGTATGCATCTTTAAATTCTAAACTTGCTGTTCCTAAATCTATTTGATTATTAGTAACAGGAGATAATGCTCCATCACCAATAGTTAATCTTCCTGAACCACCTGTAGCAATTGTAATAACATCTGAACCACTAAATGTAATAGATGTATTTGTATCACCATCACCTGCAATAGAATCTAATTGTACTGCCCCTACATTTGATAAAGCTGCATCTCCAAAGTCTACTGCTCCTGCAACTGTAAGAGTTCCTGATACATCTACATTACCATTTATATCAACTGTAGTAGCTGCTATTTGTATTTCTGTATCTGCAACTAAATCTAATTGTCCGTCTGTAGAAGAATTAATATATATTGCAGTATCTCTAAACTGTAATTTTTCTGTGCTATTAACTAGTATGTCATCTGAAAATTTAAAATAATCTTCATCTTCCATCCATGTTAATACGCCATCATTTGATTCTCCATCAAAAGTAACAGCAATATCTGTTCCTGATGTAGCATCACCAATAGTAATAGCTGTTCCTAATAATTTTGTTATTGGTCCACCTTCTGCAGATGTACCATCGTGTGTGTGACCTGTGCTAGAAGCAAATGCAGCTAATAGCTGATCGAACTCATTATTAAAGTGAGTTGCTTCAATAGTAGAACCGTCTACAATAGATCCACTACTTTGCCTTGTGTATGTTGCTCCCATTTATCGTCTTCCTCCGTTGATATATTCTAATTCATATCCTTTTAAAGATATTGGTGTTTTACTACTTGCATCATTTAATTTTAATGCTACAACAAATCCTGATCCCTCAACCGAGTGCCTTGCTAGAGGTATACCAGATTCTGCCGCATATATTGATGTTCCGTATGCTCCACTTCCATAAAAATTTTGACCTCCTCCTTCTCTTAATGCATATGCTGCAGGTTGAGGAGTACTAGTATCTTCAAAATTATAACGCAATTGAAATGTTTGTGTATCTGTATCAATAGAATCATTAGCTTCATAATTCAATAATACTCTTTGCATACTTTTTCTTATTCCTGGATCTCCTAATGATAAATCAGGGGATCTATAAAATGCAGATATATTGGCTGTTGTAGATGCATATGTAAATACATTTCCTGATTCCATATTATAAACATATCCATCATATCCGCCATAAATCGTTGTTTCTACATTACTTATTAAATCTGAATCACAACAAGCAGGTTTAATTCCTTTTAGGTCTGCATACTCAAATCCTAATGTTCCTGTTTCAGGATTTGCTTTTAATACTGCAATTATACCTTTACAACTTGTTTCAATAGAACCATCTGGTGGATAAAATAATCTGTATTGAGATTTATCTCCAATAACAATTGATGTAACATTATCATACCCAATATCTGTAATACGTTTTTGTATTTGTTTAGATACTGTTCCTAATTCTACGTCACCAATTCTTTCTGTACCTGCAATAGTTCTAAAACCATCTTTAGATAAAAATAATAAATCTCCACCCAATTCTTGAATAGAGTGGTGGGCTATAGTGCCAACATCTTTTGCAACCTCTGCAAGTGCAAAATCACTTGAACTAGTCCCTACTATTTTATAAACACTGTCTTCACAGAAGACAAATAGAGTATCACGGAAAACTTTTAATCCTGTTATTGTAGCACCTACTACAATACTGCCTCCACCTGTATCGAAATCGTCTTCAGTAAAAGGACCAGAAAACTGTACAGTAGATATGGCATTTGACATACCTGCATAAAACATATGATTAGCAAATGATTTTACAAACTTAGGATTCGTTGGTGCAGTTCCACCACCTGTAGCATTTATTATATCTTCTGAATATGAAGTGTCAAGTGTAAAAGCAGCAGAAGCGCCTGTAGCGACAATTAGTTTTTCTGTACCATTAAAATTAAATTTATCAAAATCATAAGTATATGTAGTACTTTTACTAGTTGCTCTAGATGTCCAACTTCCAGAGGTGCTTCCAGTGTATACTGTTCCTCCTCTTGCAGCTACAATAATATCGTTAAAAATAGCTACCATATTTAATCTTTCTGTAGATGCAGATACTTGAGGCACTATAGTACTATTGTATTTTGCAGTTCCTGATATTTTTTTATATCCGCCTGCAATATCAGGTTCCATATTTTGTAGAGAAAGGGCTTCTCCAGGTCTCATAGAAAATACGTCTTTATTTAATACTAAACCTCCAAAACAACTTACAACTGTAGGTGCTAGTTGAGATGTATTAGGCACTCATAACACCTTTACCATAATAGCGTAAATTAACTCTTTCGTCTCTCATATATTCTTGTTTAGTTACTAAGTCTGCTCGTAATCTTTTCATACCATTTTTAAATTCTTTTTCTGCAATCATTGCATGCTCTGGATCAGATCTTAGTTGATATGCATAATATCTTGCTCTTGTTACTAATAATCCTGCGTATCTATCATCTAAATCTGGAACATCTCCATAAGCAGATAGTTCTGTATGCTCTTTAAAATATTCATAAACTATAGAATAATCCCCTCTATCAGGAACAGGAGATATTCCTAATTTACCACTTTGTGTTTTATATATATACTTGGGTTCACCTTGTGCAGAACTTATATTTGCTTTATCTGTTTCTGCATACTGTCTAATATAATCATCATAAGAAATATATCTAAGTCTTTTTGGACTTATGTTTCTTGATATTCTTACATAGTCTACATCTAGATTAGTAGATGTAACTGTGTTATTAACAGTTATATAACTTGTTTGTGCAGTAGCTGTAAAAGTCGTATCTAATACTGCCCCTTCTCCAAAATCAGTTACTGTTAATGTTGTATTTAAATTTTGTGTACCTTCTGCAGCAGTTCCTACTTGAACTTTTAATGCTTGTCCTACGCTATTAGAATCAAATACTTTTATTTGTAATCTATATTCTGTATTTACTCTTGTACTTATTGCTTGATATGCTGCATAATCATTGAGTCTTAATCTACCATTTCCACCACTATTATATGCTGCGCTACCTGATCCTGCAATAGTAGTCCAGCTACTTATATTAGAAGTAAATTCACCATTAGTTACTAACTCTTTAGGTTTTAAATATACTGTATCCCAATCTATTTTTCTCCATTGCACATCACCTGTTTGTGGAGAATCTGTAGTAGGCAACGCATATTCTCTTTGACCTGCATTAGTATCTTGAAATGTTTCTTTATGCAAACTTGGCAATTCTTCAAGTTCATTATATACATCATGTAATGCTCTATTAACAAAATTTTTTACAGAAGTTTGAACACCTCTGCTACTAGTAAATGTAGATGAAGTAAGTTCTACTTCATTTAACTCATTTAAAACTTTATTCGTTATTGCTAAGTAAGTTGCCATTATCTAGTAATATTATTGCCTCCAATTTATTATTTAATTCTTTTATTTGTTTTTCTAGTTTATCAATTTTGTTAGAACAATTACACTCTTCATCATCATAAATTTTGGTAATCTTTTGTCCTGTAGAAATCACTTTATTAGTATCTGTGACTTGCCCATTTATCATATTCCATTTTTTCATTATATACCTCTACAATAGTATAAGGGGGGCAATAACGCCCCCCTTTTATTTTAATTATTATGAACTGTTGGAAGCAGTCTCATCTGAACCACTAATGTCACACATTAGTGCCCATACTCTGACTTTACCCGCTTGGTCTTGTGCACCACCGATTAATACATCAATAGTATCAGCCGCTTTACAGATTAGCATTGCTGCAGCATCTGTAGCATCCATTGGTGCATGACCTGTTCCTGTAGCATCATAACCATCTACCCAACAATCTGGGTCGTTATGACCTGCTGTGGAACCTGTAATACCTAAGTCCATTGTTACAGAAGAAGAAGATGCTGTTAGCACTTCTAATCCTGCTGCAATAACTAGTGTTTCTGCAGGGACATTAATTGCTTGAATAATGTCACCGTTTGCAGGGTCAAACAATGAATTGTCTATTGTGTTTTCAACCCAATAAGGTTTCCTTCTAGTAGAAGGATGACCTGCTGTTCCGCCAATAACTTTACTTACTGTTGCCATTTATATTTCCTCCTATTAGTCGATTAACAAGTGTCTAGCCATAAGTGCTTCTGAACGAAGTACTTTTCTACCGAACACATGTAGTCCTCTTACTATATCACCAAATGAATCAGGGTCTCTAATTACTTCTGTTTTTGCAATTGCATTAGCAGTAGCAGTTGAAGACATATGACCAAATAGTACTTTATAGTAATTGGCTGTTGATGAAGCTGCAAAGTTATTAGTCATATAACATTTGAAGCCTTGAATGATACCGTCCATTACTCTACCATTTCGTAGAGGGGAAGCAGAATCGCCTGTTACAGATGCATCTAATAATTTAGATGATGAACTCGCTAAAGCTTCATAGAATTCTGGACTTGCCAAAAACCATCTGTTTTCGAATGGAACGTCTGCACCATTTAGTCTCTTAGATGCATTAGCCATTATTTCTAATGGATCAGTTTCAGATGAGCCGAAGCCTGTGTCTGTACCTGAACCGTCAGAGCCAATAGTTGTACCTGCACCAGATACCATTGCTGCGATTACGTTTTCATCGTATGAGTCTTTAAGAGCATATGCTCCTGAAGATGTAGCCAAAGACTCAAAGTTCACATGAGATTGCCTTTCTTCGATATCGTCAACTTTAAAAGCAAACGCATTAGCTTGGTCCACAGTAAGTTGGATTTGGTCATCAGCCAGATTTTGGATGTTGATTTGTCCACCTCTTGTGTATGAACTTACACTAACGGTTGGTTCTTTTATAATGTTAACAGTATCTCCGTAGGCTTCGATCTCTCCTGCATAGTCAGTATTAGTAATATCTTCTACTACTGATGCAGTTCTAAAGAACTTTTGGACTTTTTGGCTATAGATTACAGGTAAAAAATTACCTGAAGGTAGGTTGTCATAACCTGCCGCTTTACTTATTGCCATTATTTAATCCTCCTATAAGATTGTTAAAGATTAGCCATTAACAATTCTACCTTCTCTTCTAGCAAGATCTATTTCCTTTTCAAATTTTTCATATTGACTAGGTTTTAATTTACTAATATCACTAAGCTTCCAGATTTTTTTGTTGCTTACATCCACTTCTTTTTTACTTGTAGAAGTTACTGATTTTGATGCCTCTAATTTATTATTAGCTTTTTGCTTAGTTATACCTTGATCCATTTTATATAAATCAATAGCCCTTGCTGCTAATTTTGCATTAGTGTCATTATCATATAGCCAACTCTTTATCTCTGAATCTTGATTTTCAACCCACTTATGAAAATTTTCATTTTTTCTAAGTTCATTGTAATCAGGATGTATCGAAGCTAATTCAACTTCTGCTTTTTCTTTCTTAACCTGTACCTGTTGGGTTTCAAGTTCTTTAAGATTAGCTTCCATCTTTTTAGATTTTTCATCTGCCTTAGTATATGCTATAGTTTCTATAACATCATAGACATCAGGATATTTAGTTCTCCAAGCTTCAATTTCTTCTTTAGACTTGGGTAGCTGTATTTTATCAGCGTGTTCTTGTAGTTGTGATTTAAGCGAACCTACTTCATCTTTATGCTTATTTACAGTAGAATCGTAATGTCGTTTAAGATCGTCATAACGTTTCTTAAACACTTTCTCTTCAGCATCGACAGGGCGTTCTTCATCTGGAGTGGCTTCTTGATCTGAAGTGTCCTCTGAAACGGTGGCTGTTGCGTCTGCTTCCTCATCTCGTAATTTTGTTTTATATTTATTTTGATAAGGTGTAGGCTCGAGAAGAGCCTCTGTAGTTTGATCCTCTTGGATCTCTTCGTTTGTAGTATCTTCCATCTAGTCTCCTTTGGGTGCTGTGGAAGGGCAGGTCGCCCGTGCTGTGATTGGGTTGGTGCTACGACTAAGCAGTCATAGGTCGCCTGTCCATCGGTTGTTGTGGTGCCCCTAGACCTGTCGGTCCAGGAACATTTCCTGCTGCAGCCATTTCTGGTCCTGCAGAAGCTTGTTGGTTATTTGCGCCTTGTGTCATTTCTTGAACAAAACTTTTCATGGCTTCTTCTGGTGCTCCACCATATTTATTAACAATAACCGAAACTGGTATAACTACTACAGGTTCTTTAGGTCCTCTATCTGCTACTGCAGATATATCAATACCTTTTCCTTGTAGTGCTGTTTTTACATCTTGTGTAAGATGCATATCTAATACAGCATCTTCCATAGACACTGCCTGTTGAGGCATTCCTCCTGCCCCTTGGTCCATAGGTGCACCTTCTGGTGCTGCCATTGGATTATTCATCATTCCTTCTGCCATATTATTCTCCTTAATTAATCCCTACCGGGTCTGTTTATTCCTGTTGGTGTTTTTGATTTTGGCGTAAAACCAGGTGGTCCAGAAGCACCTGTTCCTTTTTTAACACCTCTAGTTGTGTATGATGCTCCTGCTTGATATCCTGAACCAGGTTCTGTAGTTCCTGCAGGTCTTGTATACTGAGATGCTCCTGCTTGATATCCTGAACCAGGTTCTGTAGTTCCTTCTAGTCTAGGGGGAGGTGTATCGTCTCCACCATCTCTACTATCTTTATCATTAGAACCTGAAGTTGTATATTTTATATCAGATCTTGGTCCTTCGTATCCTTCATCATATGATTTAGGAAACATACCAGTGGCTTTTCTAGCATTTTCAGCAGCAGTAAATATATCCTGTATACTTGTAGCACCAAAAAATTTTCTTTGTTCTTTTGGAATTACATAACTAGTAAAGAATGTTTTATAAAATCCATTAGTATCATCAGTGCCATAGTAAGAAGGAGTTCCTGCTAGTATATTACCTTCTGGAACGCCTGGATTTAATACTTTAGTTTGTAAATTATTATACAATACTTCTAAGTTTATAACATCTTCTCCTGCTTCATTTTTACTATAAGCTTTAACTCCACCAAATTCAACTGCACTTAAATCAGCTTTATCTTTAGCATCAAATATAATGTTTGCAATCATAGTGCCAGGACTAGTTAGTTGAAGAACTGTTTCTAGCAGGTTTTTATTTTTTGGATTTTTTAGTTTTACTGTTTTAGTTTTAGGATCATAGGAATCAAAATCTATTTTATCTTTTAACGCTGAAAAAGATTCTAAAGCTTCTCTATTTAAATCATATTCATTTTGTTGTTTAGGAGTAAAAGCAGGTTGACTACCACCTCTACCACTTGAAGCTTGGGGTGGAGGTACATAGTTAGGATCTACAACACATGCTCCATCTTTTAATATATAACCTAAAGGGCATGGATCTACAGTCGTATTATCATCATTACTATCATCTGCAGTAAGGTATTTAAACTTAGGGTCTACTGTACTAAATGTACTTGTGTCTACAAAATTTTGTGCCACATTAGTTAATGACCATGTACCTGTAGTAGCATCATATTGTAGCTGCTGATTACTTCCTGTATATGTACTCATTTATTCTTAAGTTGTACCCTCATTTTCATTATTTCCTGAAGCGAAGCCACCTTCCCCTGGAGTCGGTACACCTCCAACTCCGATGTTGCCACCGCCAACGCCTGTAATGTCGTTAGGATTCGCTCCTGTAGGAGTTCCTCCATCAGAAGCCATTGCGGACTGCTGACTATCGCCTTGATCTTGTTTATTTCCATTTGCCATCCCCATTATTTTAGCAAAGATAGCTGCTCTTTCTGGATCATTAATTAGTTTTTCAGGTTCTATATCTAAAGACTTTGCAATCTCTGATAGTATAGAATGCCATCTAACAAATGGAGCCAGATTTTGATTTGATGCAACTTGTAAAAATGTCATCAATCTTTGTGAGCGGACTTCTTTCTGCATTAGAGAAGAAGTGCCTCTTGCTTTTACATTTAAATCACCTTTTATTTCTGGAGCCTCTTCATTAAATTGCATATTCCATGCAAATAAAGTTTCTCCTAAAGGTCTTAATAAAAAATCATCAACGTTTTTTATAACTGTTTTTATACTAAGTGCTGCTGCACCCATTAACATAGACATACCTGCTGCAGTTCTTGTTGTAGTTTGAACTCCAGTAGTACCATGTGAATAAGAAGGAATACCTGTAGCTTCATCAGCTAACTGCCTAAATTTATCAAACATCATTAAATTTTCTTGTGATGTATTAGGAAACTTAACACCATGTATAGCTTGTCCCGGCATACCACTTTGTCTTCTAAATATTTTACCTGGAAAAACTTTCATATCTTGCCCCGGTACTAGTAACGTTTCGTCAATATCAAATACTAAATTACCTGCTAATGCCAAATTATCAATAGCCATTCTTGCATGACCATTCATAATTGTTTGAGAATCATCCATATTTTCTGGAATGCCTACGCCAAAGAATTGATAAGGATTGATTTCATAAGGGCATATTAAGTATGGTAATCTAGTTGGAGTAAATGGATTTAGTACTAATCTTATTACTTCACCATTACATACCCAAGCATTAACCTGTATTTCGTCAAGTTCATTAATCTCTTCGTCTAATTCTAATCCTGCTTCTTTAGCAAGTTCTGTGTCTAATGTTCCCCAAAATTCTAAAATTTCATATCTGTTTTTATTTAACTCATCTGTTGATTCTCTATCTTGCAAAGATGATTCATACCCTCTAGATTCGTAACTAGCGCCCATAGATAAAGAATTTTTTATAGCTTCCTTTCTAAAGAAAGGTCTATTCATTAAATCCCTTACTTGTGCACGAGTATATACATGTCGTTGAATTACATATTCTGCATCTTCAATTTTTGTAGCATCAGGATCAGGATAAAAATCCCAACAAGAAACTGATTCTATTTTTGGAACAAGTTTAGTTTTAGGAAAATATTCATTCTTTCCTGTTTCAGGATTCTTAACCCAATTATGTGTAGATTCTTCATAACTAAATGGACCCTTTAATATTCCTGTTCCTAATAAGGCAGATTCAAATAATACATTTCTTAATACAGAAACAGCACTAGATTCATCTAATTGATCGTGAATCATTTTTTCCATATTAGCTGCAGCCATTTCTGCAGGACTAATTTGAGGTTCTTTTTGTCCATCTGTTGCAGGACCTTCTACAAATTCTGCTGCACCGAGAGTTTCATCTAATCCTCCTAGTACTTCATTAATAGAAGTTGCCCCAGGTTTTAACTCATTACCGTCTCCTGGAAAACCATATGGACTTTTAGGTTGTTCTTGTTTTGTGTCTTGGTACTTAGATATATTAGCATATTCTGCAATACCTTCTGGAACAGGTGTAGGTTCTACTCCTACTGGAAATTTTCCACTAGAAAATAGAACTTCAATTAACTGACCATAAGCTGCTAATACTTTTGTCTTTGTTATTTTAACAAAAACTTTTGACTTCTCACTTTCTGTAAAAGCCATTTCATTACCATAGACTCCTCTATAGTTACGATAAGATCTAAGCCATCTCTGCTCATCAAATTGACGAGCATTTTCTGCATCAATAAATTTACTTTTAATTAAACCTGCAAGATTTGAAATATCAAAATCTGGTTGTAGATCAGTATCTTCTTCACCTAAAGCGAGTATGTCTGCAGGTTTTTTTAAAGCCATCTATTTATTGTGTGATCCGTGAGCGTATTTTTCTTTTGCAAAGGACTCTAATTTATCATTAGGTCTTTTACCTTGGGCTGTTGATAATTCTCCATGCTTATATTTTGACATAAGTTTTGAATCTAGCTTTTCTTTTTTTAAAGAAGGAACAGCACCTAGTTCTCCATGTTTATATTTTTTTAATATTTCCATATTACCTCCTAATAGTCTTTTTCATTAGCCATCTTAAAAAATGACTCTTCTACTTGTTTTTGTTTTTTTGTTGGATAGTCTTTAGTAGATATACTTGGATCTGCCTCTCTATTAAGATTTAAATCTTTCATTTTATCTATTTTTTTTGGATAATCTTCTGCAAGATCACCTTGTTTGTATTTAGTTAATACTGGTTGTGGCATTATACCCCTCCTTATTTTAGTCTATTTGCGTTTTACTGCAAATTTTTTTGAATGATACCTTATCCAATCTTGTATTTCTGAATGGCATAAGACCTCTGTTATAAAGTTTCCGAAAGAATTAACTATTGTTTCTTCTTCTTTTTCTTTTAAATTATATTGATAAAAACCCATATGAAGCAATTCATGTACAACTACATTAACTGCATCTGGTCCTCCCCTCTCAATCATTTCTTTGTCGAGATATATCTTATAAGGTGGTTTAACTACAAATGTACCTTGTGCTTCTGACACTTCATACATTAATTCATGAGCCACACAAATTAACTCTACCGTAAAAGGACCAACTGTTACATATTTTGGTAATTTCATATTTTTAATAAAGAATCTATATATTTATTATATTCTATATTTGTCATACATTCTATAACATAATCTTTTATTTGCTTACTTTGATTAAATTGCATGTGCACAGTTTGGTCTAAAAATTGTTTTTTCTCATTAATAAAATTATTACAAGATTGTATGTTTTTAAATTCTATACTATCAAAATTATAAGTATATAAACTATTATCTAATTGAAATAAAATAGTCAAAACTACTATATAGTTCAATATCCAAAAATCCTATCAGAAGGTTTAAATTTCTTTTCTTCTATAAATCTATTAGCTTCGTAACTATGTGGGTGTATAGCCCTACTCATTACTCCATACCTTAATGCATCATAAGCATGATCTTCAGCATGAGTATCTACATCCTCTGGATTACTTTTATCTACAGGAAGCATTGGTAAAGTTCTAATTAAATTAGTACAATTAGGAAATATTTTTAAACTTGGTTGACCTGTTCCAGAATCTACTGCTAATCTTTTGTGCAATTCTAATTTTCCTGCCACTCTACTTTTTGGGGATCTATCTGAAGGTCTCCATTTACATCCTTCTCTAATCATAGTTTCTGCAATACTAGGACCAACATCTCCTCTTTTTGACCAAGTTGATGAGTCAAGAACTCCATATTTAATATATTCACCGTGTTCCATTTCTAAAACTTGTTTAGCAAATATATCAGCAGTAACTCGTTTAGTGTATAATTCTCTATATACCCAAAAGTTATTATCAAAATCTACAGCTATCCAAAGAACACATGCAGGACTAGAATACCCCCAGTCACAAGTTCTAAACCTTAACCAATTTTTTGGTATGTCAAAAGGTGTTGTAACATGCGTAGCAACACTAAAATCTGGAAATGATGAGTTTTCAAATGCTCCCCAATCTCCTTCTAAAAATTGTTTCTTTTGGACTTCTGGTAAAGAAGATAGCATAATAAGATAATCATCTGTTTGCATAAGATAAGGATTATCTTGTAACTTAGCAGGTATAAATCTTCTTGATATAGATTTCTTACCTACGATAGTATCAATACCTACTTCAAAAGCTGTATTAGGCTCTGCAGGGTCAACAAACATTTCTTTGACCCATTGTGACCCAACGTTGCCAGGATTGCCTGTAGCACGCATATAAACAGGAATTTCAGGGTCTACACTTCGAAGCGAGGATCTTAAGAAGTTATATATTTCTGGTGTCGGATACTGAGGAAGTTCATCTATTCCAATCCAAGTGTATGATTGACCTTGGTAACGAAGTACATCAGTTAGGTTCTCTGCGTATCCGAACTCGATTCTAGCGCCTGAAGGGAATCTCCATTCTTTTTCTTGTTCTCTCCATTTTCCACCAGGATAAGCTTTAGAATATAATCGTTGAGAGTTATTAATCATATCTCTCAATTCTGGCATAGATTTTCTAAGTAGTAGACATCTATGATGTTCTTTATGACAGTATCTTAATGGATCAATAAGCATGGCATAAGATTTGCCACCACCTCGTGCTCCACCATAAAATACTTCTCTTTCTGGTGCTGCTAGAAACTGTGTTTGGGGTCCGTCATTGGGTTTAAATATAATGTTATCTTCAACGTAATCTTTAACATTAGGAGGTAAAGACTGTACTTCATCCTCAACCATGACAGAAGCAGAAGAGCCTTGCAAAGCATCATTGGCTTTGAAAATCTTTTCTTTTCGCTTTTTTGCATTTTGTATTGCATCATGTGCTTTCCTTATTTTAAGGTCCTGTGCCTTAATAGTTCTTTTAGCTGCTTGTTTTGCTTTTACTTCTTTGCTAAAAAACTTTTTTTCCTGAACTACTCCTCGTTTTCTTCCAAGGTGTGATTTAGGTTTTGGGGGTTCAATATCTGCCATCTAGTGTTTATTATTTTTCTTAATCCTGTATGTGATATACTTCTTCCTGTTTTTCTTGATAGCCAATTTGCAACCTCTCTATATGAACAGTTATTTAAAAACTCTTTAGCTTCATTGAGCGCATCAAGTTCTTCTTGAACTGGTTCAATATAGTCTGTGTCTTCAGCTAATTTATATCCAAAAGGAATAGTCCTAGCTTTCCGTTTTTGTAATTCCATCTTTAGGTGGTAGTATAAATATACCATGTGCTACTTGTGCAGTAACATCTAATTTATCTCTTTTAACAATTCCTACACGATCTAGTATTTGTTTAGCTGCCTCCATTCTAATATTTACTCCAGGAGTTTTACCATCTTCATCTAAAGCATCTACTAAACCTTTAACTGCTTTTGCAGAATGCATAGCTAGAGAATACTCTGATCTTTCTAGAATTTGCTCTTTAAGAGACTTAACAACTTTTAAATAATATCCCGGAGCATATCCTACGATGTCTCCTGCTTTCTTTGGATTTCCTTGTGCTTCATTAAATAAAACTTCTAGAAATTGTTCCTGTTGCTCAGTTAGCTTTTTTTGTTCTTTTTTTACTAGTTCCATATGTTTTTTTAAGTTCTTTTTTTATTGCTTTATATTTGGTATCAGATTCTAATACTTGCTTTTCTTTTTTAGCTACTTGCGCTTTAGTGTGTAAATCTTCTCTTAACTTATCTTCTTTACCTTTACTATCAGATATAGTAAGAACATTAGGTGCTACAATAGCTAATTTTATATAAGGCGCTGTACATGGCTCTTTTCTTCTAGCCATTGGTAATACCTTTTGAAACTTTTCTCCAGTCTTTAAATTTTCATATTCATAAAGTGGCATTTTATTTTTCCTATTATTCTGTATATAAACATAATAACTTTATATGTTATTATCTCAGCAGTAGGTTTTAACTTTTTTTGTTTTTTTGACAAAAATTTCTTGCTGATTCCTCGTTTCTAAATCCCCATGCCCTAAGTGCTAGAGCCTTTCTAGTTGGGCGACCTTTGTCATCTTTCATTGGTCCCTTCATTCCTGCAAACCTGCAGGCAAAACTAACTTTTCTTCTAAATGCTGCAGAATCTTTTTTAGGAGTTTCTTTAACAGGTGCTTTTAAATTAGAACCTTCAGTTCTTTTAAAATGTGCTCTACCTGCTGCATTCAATCCTCCTTTAGGATTTTGGTATTTCTTAGCTACCATTAAGCTTGAGCTTTTTTCTTAGCTGTTTCTGATAAATCTTTAAAATGTACTACGACTTTGCTATTTTTATTATGAATCTTTCCAGTATGAATTGACCCATTTGGCATTTTGTGCGTAGCGCCTTTCCATTCAGTGCCATTTTTTAAATAGTGTTTTACGCCTTTTCCCATTATGTTACCTTCCTATATGATTTTACTTTCTGGGCAATTCTCTTCGGCTGCTTCACAAATTGTTTCCCCTTCTTCGTTCCTTTGCGCTTGGCTTTTGTCGTTGCCGCATATTCCGCAGATGTCAGGTTCTTGATTGCTTTCTCGGGAAGATACCTTTCCCCTGTCTTTGAAGATGGTTTCCCAGATTTCGTTCGCCATTTTTGTTTCCCCCATGATTTAAGACTTCTTTGTGATTTGGCTAGAGCCATTACGCACCACAGCTATCACAGCCATCGTCACATATACAATCATTTAAATTGCAACCACAAACTGGACATTGATCACTCATTTTACTTTCTTTTTTACTTTTTTCTTAATTTTCTTTTTTCTTAATATTTCAAAATCTTTTCTAGTAATTTTATTATCATTATTTACGTCTACTTTATTTTGTTTACCTGTTAGTGTCATTATGATGTATATCCTCCGCCTGCTTTTTTATAGGCTTTTGCTAATGCTTGTGCTTTTCGTGCAGACCATTTGCCTGCTGCTGTTCCGTGTGATGCCTGGGCTTTTATTCTATTAAATATAGCCTTACGCTTTGTAGGCTTTGTATAATTACCGGCTTTATTAACTGTTGACTTTTTTGCCATTATTATTTTTCAACATACTTTTTAAAACTTTTGATTGCTTCTTATGTGAGTTAGAAGCTTTAGATAAACCTTTAGCTACCTTTTTAATTTTTGATCTTTGACCAGGTAACATTAAGCACTCATCATCTGTTCTAGTTGAAATATTTCTGCTTCAATGGCAGGTCTATCTCCAGGATCTTTTATAGATTCTAAAAGTTCTCTAAGTTCTTTTAGTCTTTCTTCATCTGCATTAGATGCTATCTTTCTTTCGACACGGGTATCCCCCATCATCTTTTGTCTATTTTCTTTTGTTAACACTATGATCTCCTATTTTTCTTACCTGCAGTAGCTGTTCTAGGATAAGATCTATTCTTACTAGCGTTTACTGCCTTTAGATTACTTCTTTTGTTATTTAATGCATTACCATCTGAGTGGTGTACATCTTTTCCGTCACCTTTTTTAACTACACCTGCCTTTTGCAGGGTTCTTCTAGCTTTTAGTCTATTTCTTCTTTTGGCTTTACGAGTTGATGACTCTGTTTTAGCCTCTTGTTTGTAATTTCTAACGTAGTTAGGTGAACTAGGCATACATAGACTTAGACTTCTTAGGCTTTTTAGCCCCACCCATCTTAGTTTTAGATGCAGCCATTTTAGCTGTAGCACCTTTACCCATATTCTTCTTCATTCCTGTCATCTTCTTATCCATTTTCTTTCCCATTTTTCCGTACATTGTGCTGATTTACTCCTATGTTATATTTTTAGTTAATTGTTTGATAAATTCATAGTCTTCTTTGTTCGTTTCTCTGAATCTATGTGCTTTTTTTACTATTTTTGTAATTGTTTTTTTTAATTTTTCTTTTTCCTCAATATCTTGAGTGTGATAATACTGTACACTTGTTTCTACTAGCTTATCTTTTAGGTAATTCAAGCTACTGCTTGTTCCTTTTTAATGGATTCTTTAAGTTTGTAGTTTTCTGCTCTAAGTGCAACTCTATCTCCTATTGATTTTTCTAGTTTGTCCATAACAAATTTTGTACTTTGTTTAAGTAGGTTAATTTCTTTCTTTAGTTCGTCTATTTCTTTTACTAAATCGTCTATCATTTTATATCCTCCTGGATTTTAAAGACACCAAGGGATATTCAATATCCATTGGGGGTTTATATATATTGGAACTCGTTTTATAGTGGTGCGTTCCCCTCCCACAATGGATTTAGTATACCATAAGCGTATAGCCTGTTTTATATAGAAGTCACTAGCGTGTGTGCTACCTTGCTTAAATGGTATATGCGAATATTATAGAGTCTAATACAGATTTGTCAAGTAAAAAATTAAATTATTTTTATGTTGACAAAATGAAATAGAAGGTTATAATGTAATTACCCCCTTAGGGGAGCCTTTATATCTCTATATAGCGTCCAAAAAATAAACCCATATAGCGTGCTTCTAGTGGTTAACACCTTAATTCTGTATTTTTCCAATGAGTGCGTAATCATTAATAGGGTAGCCCCCTAGGCACCCTGCACGGTAGTGCGCAGGATACCTATTGATCTCCCCTATGTCTTTTTAAGACTACTTCGTAGACTTACTACGGTAAAAATAAAAATTCAAGTAATAAAATATTACAAAAAGTTATCCACAAAATAATTAAAAAAGATATTGAAAAAATAATTTTTGTTGATCTCAAAAATACAAAAATAATTTATTTTACTATTGACAAATTAATTTTATTTGATCTCTAAAAGTGTTTCACATAGTGGAACAAGTGAATCCAGCTCCACCAGATTTTCACCAAACAAAAAAATAAAAATATGGTTTCCCCTGAAATATAATTTATAGCGTATAAAAATTTGTAGCTATGAAGCTAAAGAAATATTTTAAAATATATTGAAATGATATTTGGAAACTACTTTAATGCAATTTATTTTAGGCGTAAAAAAACCCTCCAAGAAATTATCCAAGGAGGGCTTTAAAATGATTGTTATTTCTTATTAGATTGCTTGCTTCTTTTTGCTAGTTCTTGAATTTCTACAAAGTATTCAGAACTAATCAAAGTAGAATATAAGTCAGATAATTCAATTTTTCTTTTTGCATCATCATCATTACTTACAGCGTATTCTAAAAGAACACTATCTACCATAGTCTCAGAAGTTTTAACAACTGAATGTAATTCACTATTTTTTTCTTTTCTTGAAAATTTAATAGTTCCATCAGACTTGTTAGTAGCATCTTCTAAAAGACTTTTGACTGAGGCACTTGCTCTTTCCAATTCGGTCTTAGTGTTGCCTTGTGTGTCAAATCCTTTGCCTTTTAAGATGCTGTTAGCTATCTCCATGCTCTTTTTTAAATTAGCATCAATCATTGGTTTCGGTGGCTCTGAGTTCATTTTTTGAATAACAGTATTTTTAGCATTACCATTAATAAAAAGAACTTTCCCATTTTTATCAATAATTGAATTATCTAATTTCATAAAGAAACTAGTAATAGCATTAGCGACTACTATCTTAAATGCTTTTTTAAAACATTCCTTTTTTTTACTACTGAAATCTTTTTTGAAATTTTTGTTCAAACATTCGTTAGCAAATTGCTCTATTAGAACATTTACGTCAGCGTCTGTCTTTACAGTCGTATCAATTTCAAATGCTTCCTCAGTAATAATCTTATGTATTAAAGAAACTGATTTTAATACATTGGATTGCATTCCCTGATCATTGGTTTCATAATTATTAAATTGTTCCAATAGATTAGGCACATTAGCATTTATCATAGGTTTATTAGTCTTTTTCTCGTTTTTAGTCATTTGGTTTTTCCTTTACTTTTAAAAGTATCAGCTTCACCAATATTTATAATATCGGTTAAACCGATACTATGGTTGATAAAAAATGAATTATTATAATTCATTGTTAAATACTATCAGGTTATTATGTTAAATACAAATTTATCTATAAATATTTTCAATGGTATTGTTTCACTATATGAAACAAATTACTTAAAATATTTTCTCCAATGATTTGAGGAAATATTTTTTGTTGCATTTCTGCAACACCAAATGTAATAAAATATTACTTTTGTTGCATTTTTGCAACACTATATTTTTTTAATAAATTTTTTTAATTGAAAAAAATTTAGCAC